TATCAATAATGTTGGTGTAGGTATTGGAATTGCAGTAACTAATATACCTGCAACTGCAACAATCCATAACGTTGGTGTAGGTATTGGAATTGCAGTAACCAACATATCAGCTTCAACTACTATCAATAATATCACTCTAATAACAAATGATGTATTAATAGTTTCTGGTGTTTCTGCAGCTTCTCAAATAAATAACATCACAGTATTAACTGGAGTATCAGTTGCATTAACTGGTGTTACTATTACTGCTGCAATCAATAGTGTAACTACAAAAACTGATTGGGTTGTGGTTGTAACTAATATTCCCGCCTCTTCCGCAGTAAATAATGTCACAGTAAATACAGATTGGGTTGTAGTTGTAAGTAACATTCCTGCATCAACTACAATCAATAATGTTGGTGTAGGAATTGGAATTGCAGTAACTAATATACCTGCAACAGGTACCATTCATGATGTAACTGTAAGTATCCAAGCAGACATAACCGTTTATCCTACTAACATACCTGCTTCAGCAACCATCAACAACGTTATAGTAACTACTGGTGTAAATTACCCTGCAACCAATATTCCTGCATCAACTACAATCAATAACATCACATTAGTAACAAATGATGTTATTGCAGTAACCAACATATCAGCTTCAGCAACAATCCATAACGTTGGTGTAGGTATTGGAATTGCAGTAACTAATATACCTGCATCAACTACAATCAATAATGTAACTGTAAAAACTGATTGGGTTGTTGTTATAACCAATACTAATATTCCTGCAACTGCGGCTGTCAATAATATCACATTAGTAACAAATGATGTTATTGTTGCAACTAATATACCTGCTTCAACTGCGATAAATAGCATCACATTAGTAACAAATGATGTTATTGCAGTAACAAATATATCAGCATCAACTGCAATTCATAATGTTACAGTAACTACTGGTGTAAATTACCCTGCAACCAACATACCTGCAACTGCAACCATCAATAATGTAACTGCAAAAACTGATTGGGTTATTATTGCAACTAACATACCTGCAACTGCAACCATCAATAATGTTGGTGTTGGAATTGGAATTGCAGTTACTAATATCCCTGCTTCAACTGCAATTCATAATGTTGGTGTAGGTATTGGAATTGCAGTAACTAATATACCTGCTTCAACTGCAATCAATAACATCACATTAGTAACAAATGATGTTATTGCAGTAACTAACATTCCTGCTACTGCTACTATCAATAATGTTACACCAAAGACTGATTGGGTTGTTGTTGTAACCAATACCAACATACCTGCGACTGCAACTGTCAACAACGTAACTGTAGGTATTGGTATAAACATAACGGTAACTAATATTCCTGCAACAGCTTTAGTTCGTAATATCACATTAACTACAGGTACAGCTGTTTCAATTGGTGCTATCGGATTATCTGCTACTTCTGCGGTAAATAATGTAACAGTAGTTACAGTTACTACGGTTATTGTTTCTGGAATTTCTTCATCATCTTCAATCAACAACGTTGGTGTAGGTATTGGAATTGCAGTAACTAATATACCAGCTTCAACTGCAATCCATAATGTTGGTGTTGGAATTGGAATTGCAGTAACCAACATATCAGCTTCAGCAACAATCCATAACGTTGGTGTAGGTATTGGAATTGCAGTAACTAATATACCTGCATCAACTGCAATCAATAACATCACATTAGTAACAAATGATGTTATTGCAGTAACAAATATATCAGCATCAACTGCAATTCATAATGTTGGTGTAACTACTGGTGTAAATTACCCTGCAACCAACATACCTGCAACTGCAACCATCAATAATGTAACTGCAAAAACTGATTGGGTTGTAGTTGTAACTAATACCAATATTCCTGCTTCTACAGCTGTTAATAATGTAGTTGTAAATGTTGGCGATACTATAATTGTTTCAGGAGTTTCAGCTTCTTCTGCAATTCATAACGTCACATTAACAACCAATGATGTTATTATAGTTTCTGGAATTTCTGCTTCAGCTACAATCAATAATGTCACACCAAAAACAGATTGGGTTGTTATAGTTTCTGGAGTTTCAGCTTCTGTAACCATAAACAACGTTGTAGTAAATGTTGGTATTGTTGTTTCTAACATTCCTGCTTCAACAACTATCAATAACGTCACAGTAAAAACTGATTGGACAACAATTGTTTCAGGAGTATCCGCAAGCTCTACAATCCATAATGTTACAATAGTTACAGGTTGGACAGTTATAGTTTCAGGAGTATCCGCAAGCTCTACAATCCATAATGCTACAGTAAAAGTAGATTTTGTAGTGAATGTGAATGGTGTTCATGCAACATTCAATATAGGAAAATTCCTAGTATTTGCTTATACACCTGAACTTTCTTTCAAAGTTCATATTGATATTGTTGCTTTAACTCCTACTATAAATATAGTTGAGGGAACTCCATCACTCATAATAGTTGATGGCACTCCTAGAATGTCTATTAATGATGAAGGAACTCCATCACTCATAATAGTTGATGGCACACCAACTATAAAAGTTAATACACTAGAGTAAAAAGGGGAATTTATATGGAAATTAAAATTAAGGATGTTAACGAGTTAGAAACATTAGTTTTAAATCTAACTTTTTATGATGACAATAATAAGATTACTGTGGCAAACTCATTATCGTATATAATAGTGGATGTTGATAGTGAAACTGTTATTTTAACGGTGAATAACTTTACAGTAAATGCCCAAACTTATGTGTTGGTTGTTCCTTTTGCTAAAAATGCAATTATCAATCCAGTTTCAACTGGGGAAGATAAGATTATCAATATAATTTTTACCTACTTGAATGGAACTCGTCAAGGTACATATGATTATAAATACAGAGTAAGAAATCTAGGAATAGCTACACCTTTCCAAGTCTAAAAGTAATCCGAAATTTCAGAAATATTTTCCTGATCTTTTTTATTCAACTTGTCTATGATTGTAGACGTATTTTCAAGTCTTAAATCAAACGGACTTATGTAACACATTCCTACTTTGTAATCTGCATAATCTACAGTTTTCGTTTGAACATATATCTTTACATTATCTTTGTTAGATCTAAGTTCTATATAATAGGCCAAACTAGATTTTCTTCTCCATTCTTGATCTTCAGGAACATGCATGTTATCAGATAACATTTCTGGATGAAATTCTATATATGGTCCTCTATCACCTATAACTATTCTCTCGTATCCTTCAGCTAAAATCTCACCATTTTTACTGAAAAATTTAATGTTCTGTTGTTCATGTAATGTAGGATTGATAGGTATCTTTAACCTAGATCTATAATCTGTCATTTCTTTCTAGGAGTTCGAGGTGCGACGGCCTTTGTTGTCCTCTTCTTCCTTTCCTTCTTCACTACTACCGGTTCCTGAATTTTCGGGGTTGGAATTATTTTCTTTCCCCAAAAGGTTTGTATCACTTCCTTGATCTTGCTGAACATCTTTTACCTCCTCTTTCAATCTTGATTGAATTTTATTGAATTCTACACTAAGTTCTTCATCTGTGAAATAATTTTTAGACTTCAAAACGCTCATCAAAGCTTCATTCAGTAATAACAATTCTGTTTGACGCTGTAATGTTTCTTTGAAGTGTTCCATTATAGCAGATTGTAAATTAGTTACTCTTTCATCTAATCTTACAACTTCTTCTATTACATTGCTATGAAATTTCTGAATTTTTTTGTTATTCAATATACTTCTCCTTTATAGTGCCACCAAAACTTCAGCAAATATTCTATCTGCCATTTTATTTATCATCTTCTTCTTCAAACTCCTCAGGTGGTTCAGGACTTTCTGTTGCTTTCATATTTCTAATTTTAGTAGCAAAATCTAAAATATCTCTAAAATAGAAACCATGTGTTTCAACTACATCTATGAACTCTTCTAAATCATGAGGTATAATGACTGGCTTAAGATCACCATCTTTGGTTTCTTTATATCCACAATGACGAAGTTCATGATGCATAACAGCTACTTTTTGATCTGGTGTTAAAGATGTCCAAGCATTAGCACCAATTGTTATCAAAAACTCATATTCAGGTTTTCCTTCATGAGAATGAATAATATTATCTTTATCTGAAACTCTTCTGGCTGTTGCGACAATAATTTTCCCTCCTCTTTTTGAAGCTTTTTCTTTGAAGATATAACAAATTTCTGTACCTGACAATTCAGGCCTATATTGCTTTATTACTCTGTTTGCAAGATCAACTGTATCTGAATCCGCTTTCCAAATGTCTCCCATTATATCCCTCCTTTATTTTCTATATTAAGTCCAACTTTTTTGAAATCAAAAAGCTCTAGATAATCTTCCATATGATTTTCTAACCAATATTTTTCTAATTTCCTTTTTTGTCTTTTTATGATAGACTCTGTTTTCTCTGTGCTATTGAATATATCCCAAATCATATCTCTATCAACTTTCCAATCACCTGAGAAGAAAAGATCTGCAGTTTCTGAATAAGGATTCAAATTACTGCAAATTGGTATGATATCAGCAGACCAATAATCCAAACACTTGATGTTTGATTTTGCTCTGTTGAAATTATTATCAATCAATGGTGCAACACCAAAATCAGCATTTATATCTTTCAATTTTCTTGGAAAATCAAATAAAGAAGTCCACGGTACATTTTTAACCTTTCCTTGAAACTCTTCCATCCAACCTTGAAATTTTCTAATTCCAAGAAACATCCAATCAAATTCTTGCCATGTATTCTTTACTAAGTCGTATATAGGCTTGAAATCACCCATATCCACCCAATTGAAATGTGTTTCAGAGCCAGCCCAGGCAATTCTAGGTTTTTCATTTTTGGTTTTAATAACATTCCCACCATAGATGTATCTAGGAATATAATTAGGCATCACTTCCATCTTACAAGCTCCTGGCCCTAGTTCCATAATCTTCTTTTTTAGAAAATAAGTAGAGGTAGTAAAAATATCAACATAATGTTTTATCTTTTCAAAGCCATCCAAAACATCTTGTTTTATGAACTTATCCCAACAATAATTGTAAGGTGGAATTTCAGTATAGAGGTCATCCAGATCATAAATAATCTTGTACTTTAAAATGGTGGGATTATCGTCTCTAAGTTTTCTAAACAGTTCAATAAATTGAACTTGTTGAGGAGTGATTTGTCTTTGAAAATGTATAGCCTTAGCTTTGGAAAACACATTTTTATCAGTTATGAAATAGTTTGATGCTACTCCCGCATACTGTTCTTTCCTACCATAGGAACTATTAAGTATATCATTTGGGAATATAGATCTAAGATATCCACAACCTGCAAAATCTGATAAGTACCAAAGCACCAAATTATTTTCTTTAATTTCAGGGATTAATCCTGGTTGAACCATTGCCATGTTACTTGAATCCTCCAATTTTCTTTAGTACCAGCATACAACTATAATCAGGGAAACCATCATTTAAATTTGATCGTTCATCACGAACAAATAATTCTTGTTTATCCATATAACAAACACTCGGTATTTCATCAAGAATTTTATCCATGAATGATAATCCCATATTGGTATGTTTATGGTTTGTATTTCTACAGGCGGAAACTTCCCAATACCTCTGTTCGTCTGGAAACAATAAACAAAGATTCCCATATGGTTTTAATATTCTAATCCATTCAACTAAAACACTTTTGGTATCTTCAAAATCTTCAATGCAATGACTGCTGTATACATAATCAAAGCTTTCATCTTCAAACATTGAAAGATTGTTTGCATCTCCAATAAAATCTGGTCTTGAATTTTTACCTACATGAGCATAACTTGGATGAGATATATCTCTATCAAAAGTTATAACATCTTCACAAATTGGATCTCCACCAAAACCTATATCAATTCCTTTACCTTTACAATAAGGAAGTAACAATTTTCTCCATTTGAGAGTCTCTGACATTTCCCCTCCAATGTTTCATATTATATATTGTTTATAACAGAATTCAAATTTTTAACTTTTGAGTGTAATATTTGACAGTTTCTTTCATAGGTTCTTCGAGAAACTTTAAGGAAGGATTGATTTCTATTTCTGGATTCAATGTATGTTCTATCACTTTTTCTAAATCTTTTATTGTTACTGTAGTAGATTCTAAAATATTAATCACTTCCACAATATATTTATGTTCAATCATATCAACAAAAGCATTAGCTACATCTTTCACATAGGTATAATTGAAATGAGTATAAGGATCTTTTATTATTATTGGATTATTTGAAACCATACCTCTTATAAGACTTGGCACAATCTTGGTTTCATAGTCACCTGGCCCATATACATAATTAATAAATCCCCAAGAACCATGCATATCATGAGTTTCACAATATTTCAAGTACAAATTTCGAAGATTTCTTTTACAAGTTCCATAGATAGTATCTTTTCCTAATGAACTAAATTCTATCGCGGTTCCAGCAAAAGCTACATTACTTCCTCCTATAGCATAAAATTCTTTCAATAAATTCAAACTTGCGGCAACAAAATCATAATTATAATCAGAAGTCCAATAATCTTTTGGATTCACATACCAAGCTAAATGTATCAAACTATCAGGTTTTACATCCTGCATCACACTCATTATATCTTCTTTAAACATAAGATTACAATATCTATAATGAAAATTTTCTGAATCTATGAGGTATTTTGTTTTGTTATAGAGTGCGTAGACATCATAACCTTTTTCTAATAGAATTGGTATTACATGTCTTCCTATAAACCCAGTAGATCCTGTAACCATTACCTTTTTCATATCTTAATTTTATAATCCTCCCAATTCAAATCTTGTTTTGAAATAACACTAGGAGCAAAAGGCCATTGAATGTTAAAGAATGGATCATTATATCTGATTCCACAAGCATAATTTTTCTCATAGCTTCCTTCAATCAAATATCTAACGGTGGTGTTATCATCTAAGGTTTGGTACCCAAAAGCACAACCTTTTGGAACATAAATTAAAGAACCTGGGATTAAAGCTTTGCTGTAAACTTTTAAGAATGTTTGCCATTCATATTCTCTTAAATCTATAATTACTATAAAAATACCCAAAGACGAATCTGGTTCACATCTAACTATTTTAGCTTGCTGAATAAATTTTTGATAATGTATTCCTCTTATAGTGCGAGCATGTAAGTTATGTGCCACATATTCTTGGTCTAATTGAAAATCTATTCCCGTTATTTCTTGAAACTTATTTCTATCAAAAACACTGATGGATGATCCTCTTTCATCAGTATGAATACGAGGAAAAAACTCAATTACATCTTCCATTTCATTTGTGTTCATACAATAATGACCTTTGGAATTGGTATAATAAACCTTCCACCCTTTTCTATATAGTTTTTTTGTTGTTTTAAAACTTCTTCTTGTATATTCCAAGATAGCAGGAGTGTATACTCTGGCATATCCTGTTCTAATTTATCTGGATGAAAAATAGGTATATGAGAACCTGGCATAAATTTACCTTGTTTTTCTGGACCTTTATCTACAGCAAAATCTATCAAGGAGCTATCTATCCCGCAATAATTCAACAAAGTGTTACCCTTTGCGGGGGCACTATATGCCGCTATTCTTTTTCCTTTGCTCTTTATGAACAAAAGAAGAGTTAAAAGCTCTTCCTTAATATTTTGTACTTTTCTGGCAAAATCTTTAAAACCTTTGAGTGAAGTCAATCCAGTATTTTCTTCATAATCTAAATATTCTTTCACTATCGGCATTACTTCATGTTCATTTTTCCTACCAATATAGTAAATAAGCGATCCACCTTGCATATCAACTTCATCAATATCAAATAGTTCTAACTTATATCTTTCAAATAATAATTTCATAGGTTTTACTGAAAGATAAGAATAATGCTCATGATAGATAGTATCAAACTTATTCTGTAGTATTGTATACGCCATGTAAGGATTTTCTATGGCGATGACCCCTTCTATATTCAGTAATTCTTCTAATCCTTTTACAAAAGGATGTATATCAGGAACATGTGCAAAAACATTTCTTGCTAAAATGAAATCCGCATATGGAATCATATTTGTCCAATATGTTTTTGCCAGATCATAACTGAAAAAATCTACTATAGTTGGGATATTATTTTTCATAACTGCGTAATCAGCAGTATTTTTAGTTGGTTCAATACCTAGAACATTCATCTTTTCTTTGAAATATTTCAAAACAGTTCCATCATTGCTGGCTATTTCTATCAAAAACTTATTTTTTAATCCAAACTTTTCTTCAAATCTTTTTACCAACCATTTCGCATGATTATGAGTGGCCTCAGAGTTTCTAGAAAAATAGATGTAATCATCATTGAATATTTCTTTTGAGTTATGATCATAGCCTAATTGAACTAACCCACAACTTTCACATAAACAAATAGTTAGAGGAAATTTTTCTTCCTTACTAAATTCTTCCTCATTTTTTAAGAAGGAATTAGCTAAAGGTTGATCCCCTAAATCTAAAATCTGTTCTATACGGTTTCCACAAAACCGGCAGGTTACATTCATGATTTACTTTCTTTAATTACTCTATTTTCTTCCAGAGCAATTTCTAAGAAAGATTGAAGTGATTCTTCTTTCTTTTTCTCCCAAGTAGGTGCCCATTCTTCTGAAATTTGATTAAAAGCTTTTTCTCTATTGAAATTTGCATGAGAAGATTGATAACATCTTTTGCATTCATCAATCATATAATAATCAGCATTTACTTGTCTTCTAAAGTTTTGATAATCAACTGAGTTCCATAATTCTTCTATACTTTCATATTCACTAATGTGTTTGAATTTCAATTTGATAGATTGGCATGGTCTAATGTATCCGTCAGAACCTATGAATAAATCACGCCATCCTACAAAACATTCTTTATGATATCGCATCCAGGCTATATCATTGCCTTGAATGTATGGAAGTTTCAGTTTTATATTCAATTTGTTTGCTAAAACTTCAGCTGCAGCAAAATTTAATATTGTAAGATCTTGGCAATTCCATAATGATTCCTCTTTCAATTTTTCTGAAAAAATAGTCAAATAAACTACTTTAACTTCTTCTATATCTAATTCTTTTGCCAAACTAACCATGGCTGGTAAATAGTTGATATTGCTCTTCATGGCTGTAAAAACAAAATTGATGTAAGGATTCTTTTTTCCTCTTCTCTTTTTCTCAGTAACAAGTTCTCTAATATTATTCACAATCTTTTCAAAACTAGAACCTACTCTTATAGGGTCATTTATTTCTGCAGAAGGACCATCTAAACTAATAGCAATGATATCTACATTGTTCTCAAAAATAGTTTCAATTTTTTCTTTTAATCGCATTCCGTTAGTAACAAAGTATTTTCTTACATGAAATATATTCAAGAAACTTAGATAATCTTCAAACTGTGGATGAATAAGAGGTTCTCCCCAACCGAATAGAGTCACTTCTTCTGCATATTCCAAAATATTTCGTAGAGGATTCACTATCTCTTCAAGAGGTAAAAAGGTAGGTACAAATTTAACATCATCACGTCCACACATTTTACATCTGAGATTACAAGAATTGGTTAGTTCTAGAACTATTCTTCTTGGATAAGATTCTAGTAATACTTTTTCTTCTTTTGCCTCATACGTATTCAGTCCACTATTTATTTTTCTAGTTTTTGATAAATCATCTTGTTGAAAAAGCTCTAATGTTTTTGATCTAACTATCATAATAATTTATACTTTCCAAGGTGCCTTTCCAGATTCCCATAATTTGTTCAGATATTTCATATCACGTAAGGTGTCCAACGGATGCCAAAATCCATGGTGTTTATAGGCCATTAATTCACGCATACTAGATAATCTTTTCAATGGTCCTTCCTCAAAAGTTTCATCTGAATCTTCTATGTGATCTAATACATGTTTATTCAATACAAAGAATCCTCCATTAATCCAAGAATTATCTCCTTTTGGTTTTTCAATAAAAGATAAAACTTGATCAGCTTCAGATAATTCTAATGCCCCAAATCTTCCATCTGGTTGAACTGCTGTTACTGTAGCTAATCTTTTTTGATCTAAATGAAATTTAAGAAGATTATCTAAATTAATATCAGCAACTCCATCTCCATATGTTAACATAAAATTTTCTGAATTATCAGATACATCTTCTATATATTTTCCAGCTATTTTCAACCTTTGAGATGTATTTGTATCCATCCCAGTATCAACTAATGTAACTTTCCACGGAGCAATATTATGAGTTCCAAGAATAATTGGAGTACTACTTGCTCCAAAATCACATAATACATCTGAGTTATGCAATAATAAATTTTGGAAGTATTCTTTAATCATATATCCTTTATAACCAAGGCAGATAATAAAATCATAAAGACCATATGATGAGTAGGTTTTCATAATATGCCAGAGAATAGGCTTACCACCAATTTCAATCATTGGTTTAGGTTTGGTTGCGGATTCTTCTTCAATTCTTGTGCCTCTTCCACCGGCAAAAATGACCACCTTCATTTTCTAAAATACCTCCATGTTTATTCTTCCATACCGTCTACCGCCACCATAATCTATTTCCTGTAATAAATGATTAGTTTCTTCTACAAATAGAGCAATACTATTATGAAAAATAGTTCCTTCTACAGGAAAATTAGAAAACTTTAAAGCAAAATATGGTCCTGTTATTATTGGTTTTTGAAATTTAAAAGTAATGTAACTATTATCAGATACATCTCTAACAGGAAAAAATTGTGCATATATCAATTGTCCCTCAGTATTTAAAACAGATACTTGCATATTAATTGTTACAATCTTTCTGTATGTTCCTATAAGAACAGCCACTCCTGTAATATTTCTTTTATTTCTATTTTGTATATGTTGAACTATCGGTGAAGTTGTGCTAACTACATATGGTTTAGTATGAGTCAAATTTTTGAAAATACGTTCATCTATATCAATAACTTTGATTTCTTCACTTGTGTCTTTTAGAGGTTTTGTTATATTTCCAAATTCTCCATCAAATACTGTTTCCACCATTTCCTCTGTTATGTTTTCTAAGCAATATATTTTGGATTCAACACAGACTGTATGACTTCTTGGAGGCGGCGCTTTATGATGACACCCAGCACATTTTAATTCATCTTCATTAATCCAAACAACTTTTGCTTTACTCCAATCATGAATTCTATAATTAGGACAAGTGCAACCAAATATGATAAAAACTGGAGTTCCTACTGCCTGAGCTATATGCATCAACCCACCATCAAAACCTAAGAACATTTCTGAGTTTGCGATAATTTTTGCAGTATCATGTAAAGATATACTATTGATTTTATTTTCGCCAACTCCCATATAATTATTTGTTCCTACTTCTGTTATTTCATATCCTCTTTCTTTCAACTTTCTAAGAAAAGCTTGCCATTTTTTCAAATTCCATGTTCTACTTGTCCAAGAACCTTCTGAACATACTGCTAATCTTTTTGAATCTTTTCCAGTCCATTTGAGTTTAGAACTATATCTAGGAATTCTTTCTTCTCCTACATCCAACACTACTCCAGACTGTTCTGCATAAGAATCAATTACATGCCTCATAGGAGTATTTTCATAAGCAAAGTCTAACATTATGATTTTATCAAAAAATGTTCTTGGATATTTGTAAGTTAGATCCATTCTCAATTCGTGTATATTATCAACATGTGCTAATGGTGTAGGACATGCAGTATTAACATATATTTCTGAATAAGGGTATTTGTATTTTAACTCTCGAATGATAGGTTCTATCATTAGAACATCACCCATGGCGGCTGTTCTATCTACAAGAATCCTAAGTGGTGGTTTTCCAGCAATAAAGTGCTCCCACCTATCTTTTATTACTGCTCTATTTCTTAATTCATATTGATAGATAGCTGGGTCTTTCAAAGCTCCAATTGTAACATTATGAAGGTGCCTTACTCCTACACGTACTTCTTTTATTTCATATCCAAGATTTCTTAATCTAAGAGTAAAATCAGAATCTTCACAAAAACCATATATCAAATACTTTGAGTCATACAATCTAGGGAGATGCTTATTGATTATCTTTGTATTTACAATAGCACAAGAAGTTTCCATATAATCTAGTGTTGGATTATCTGGAAACCTATTAGTTCCCATCATCTCTGAAGTTAATCTACCATATTCTTGAATAGGCCCAACCATGGCCACGTTAGGTTTATCTCGTATCTCATTCAGTAAAATATTATTCCAATTCTTTTCTTCTATAATTATGTCATTATTCAAAAGAGCAACATATTCATAATTATTCTTTACATAATCAAAAAGAATGTTATATCCTTTTGTTACTCCTACATTCTTCTCTTCCCTATAGATATGAATAATATTTGATTTGATAGATCTGAGATATTCCTTAGTTGCAAAATCAGAACCATTATCTAAAACAGCTATTTCAAATGGTGGAGCAGTATGAGTCAATATAGAATTGATACAATTTTTTGTCACCTCTAATTGATCATATACTAATACTGCGATGCAAAAAGGTTTTAATTCTGGGGTATCCACATTCAATTTTGTATCTCCAGCAATTATCACTTGACCAATATTTATTCCTACCGCCATTAAAATTCCTTTCTCCAGGTATGAAATGCTATTCTTTTCTTCTCTGTTAAGTCCATATTCTGATAAATTTGTGTATGTTTATCTGCTATGAGTAAATTATCTTGCCATCTATATCGGAAGGTTTCTGATTCAGCCCAATTTTCTTTTTGATAGCCAACACCATTTTTATCAACTACAAGAGCATCTAAACCCATTCTAAATATTTGATTTGTAAGACTATCTTTACCACTTTCAAATCTATAAGAATCCATTTTAGTAACAAACCTAGGTAACTTTAAATTATTTATTGTGTCTGCAGAAATCATATAACCAGTACTTCGTATATGATAGGATGGATATGGATTAAAATATTTCTTATGTTTTTCTAACTTTTCTGGAGTAACATCTGGTTCTCCAATAATATTTGTATACTGGCTTTCATATGAACCAGTAACTCCAACAATACCAACACCAGATTTGGTGAGGTTAGAATAAAGTTTGAATAACCAATCACTATCTAATATTCTAGTAAAAGAATTTAGTAAACAATAATATTTAGTTTTGTATTGTTTTATCGCTGAAAAATATGTGCGATGATCAAAACCAAAGTCATCAATTAGTATTGATTGGTACCTAAAATTTTGTAAGTATTCTACATGCTTTTGTAAAAGATCCTGATCATCTTCAAACCCTTTGAAGATGATTATCAAATCATGTTCAAGTCCACTTGGAAACTGTTTATAGGAAACAAGAAATCTTTGTAACAGACCTAAAGACTCTACAGGATTGTTTCTGACTAAGTACAGTACTGCTATATTACTCATTTTCTAGAAGTAACTTTTGTTTGGTTATTTCGGATTCATCATTTATTTTTACACAATCCTGACAAATTGTTATCTTTGGCGAGTAAACTCTTCCACATTGTGGGCAAGTCCATCCAATATTTTTGTCAATATCACAACTACATCCAGTTTTTTCACAAGTATTGCACATATTCTTCCTCCTTTTTATACAAACTCTTTTAGTCCAGTTGTTTCTGTTAAAGATTGAAGTATCATTTTGATCTTAGATACATTTGACATGTGTTCCCTGAGTCCATGCTTAACAAAAAACTTCATCAAACTCATTATATTTATAGGCTTTATTTTTTCATATTCATCATATCTTTTTAAAATTTCCTTCTGCAATATAGTAGGAATATAACGCCAATCTATTAACTTTTTATTTCTTTCATACGCTAACCTATATTCTTCAATTTTCAATAAGTTTTCTAACTCTCCAGAATCGATTAATTTGATAGCTGTTTTTGCTCCAACTCTAGTTTTGATCGAAGGAACATTATCTCCTGAATCACCACTTACAACTTTGATATGCAGTGTTTTGGCTGGATCTTTATCTATTATGTATTGTTTCTTTAGTGGCTCCCAGAGTCGCACATTCTTTTCTTGAAGAAGTTGAATGTAATCAGAATCTGACGTTACAATTATGTTAGTAGATGTTGTTAGATGTCTACATAAAATAGCAATTGTATCATCTGCTTCTGTGTAAGGAACTTGAAAGAATTTGAAAGGAAAGTTTTTCTTGATTTCTTCAGTAAACTCTTCTATATGTACAAAATACTTTTCCCAAGGAAAGATATCTTCATCTCTTTTTTCTTTTCTATGAGCCTTATATTCAGGATAAACTTTCTTTCTCCAACAAAACTTATCATCAATACAAATATTAACTTCATCAGGACTAAATCTATTTATATTAGAGAAAATCATATTCAATAAAAAATGTTTATGTTCACTAAAGTCAGGTTCAGGATTTTTAAACATACTTTTATCTGAAAAAAGTGCCCTGATACTAAGATTTGGATAATCTAGAAATAGAATAGTTTTATTCAAAGCTATATTTCCTCAAAGATTTTAACATATTTCTATATTATATAAAAATAGTACTTAGTTCAAATTTTTAACGGTGAGTACTCAAGAAGTACAACTATAGGTAGGAAATATTGATTGGTACAATCAGCAATCAGTCTGAAAAGTGAGGTAAAAATGAGATCTAATTTTATATGGGCTCCTATCCCAAATTACCTTTCGATTTCTTTGGGAGTCGAAGCCCTTACCATTATATTTAGAAGGAAGATCTCATATAGCCTACGTTATATGATAAGATGGGTAAAAGAAAATCCTAAGTCGAAAAGGGGCGAACCCCTTCAATGTTTAGAAGGAAGGATTTTCATAGCCCAAATTTATTATAGATAATTTGCCGCAATTATATCAAAATCAAAAGGAGTAACCCAATTAACACCTTTGATATTAAGATTATCAAAAGAATCAACTGTAAAGACGGTATCAGCCTTCATGACATCTTCTACTATAGATCCTCTGGATATAGCATTCAAATGGAATAAATCATAAAGATTAGGTTTATTCAAAGAACTTAATGCCCTACCCATCAAGACTATTCCTTTCTTATTATCATGAACATTATTTGGGCCAATTGGATTACGTTTTAATGATAAATCTGCCCAAATCATTTTTCTTTCTTTCAAATCAATAATCATTGGAATACTGATTTGTGAATCTGAAGTGATATCAAACTTCATCCCTACAGTTTTTGGTTCATAAATTTCTCCAGAACCAGGACTTATTCTAGACATCCAACCCATAAAACATTCTGGTAAATCTACAAATGGTGTTTGTGTGAAGGAATTTACTGAGAGCACGATATAACGGATTCTACTATTCAAGAAAGAATCGATATCTACATCAATAAACTCACTTGCTCCATTTGGAGCGGAAACAATATCCCCACTATGGCAGGCATTATAACCTACATCCTTTTTATCATCATATCTGCCATATCCGCCTCTTCCTCCGCCAGTAGTTCTCAAATTGTAGTATGAAACCACATCCTTATAAACCCAGTTTTCATCATACAATGCGGCAGATAAATCAAGATCAACTCTTTCATCTTTTGGTTGCTTCCAATAAAGGAAAGCACGAATAGTTTTTATATCCTCACCTATAGGAAGTTTAGAACCACGTGTAATTGTTTTCAATGACTTGCTTGCTGACCTTTGAGAGAAAGGCACAAGATAATCTTGTAACCTTGGGTCAATATACACATTACCCATTGGCCCTCTTTTGCTATAGGTTTGTTTCAAAGCGTCTTCACAAATTTTAACAACAAGCTCACATGTATGTAAGTCTAAGGGAACTAAATTATCATCAATTCCATAAGCATTGGCGATATTTCCTTTTGGGAAAAATGCTCTCAATTCCTTTGAATAATACCTATGAGAAAAATGTTCTTTAACCTGTAAAAGTACAGGGGTTGAAACTTTATCAGTTACTGATTCAAAATCTTTTAAAATCCAAGGTATATCAGAAGCATTCATCCTTAATAGAACATCTAACTTCCTGGCGAACTCCCCTGGTCTATCTTTTAATAAGAGAATAGCTTCTTGGGTTCTATTTTTTCCAATAGCATTCTGAATCTTTCCATTAAAAGTCCATACTTTTGCATTATTACGAAGCTTATCGAAAGCATCAAGTGATCTTTCATGAGTCTTTCTATAATCGCCTGGATGTAATTTTTCTCCCAAACGAATCCAACGGTTCTTATATTTGATCATTTCTTCTTCAAGGTTGCTGTTACATCTATTTAATAAAGTGAGAAGCAATTGACGTTCTACTCGTTTGAAGTTTCTAAATTTTGTAACTTTCGCCAAACTAACATCACCATTTGACAAGGCAACAGCTAACCTTAACACGTCAGTAGCAGTCTTGATATATTTGTATAAGAAAGATGCATGAGGTCCAAAACGTTCAACCAAAAGTTTTGATACAAAAGCTGCATTCTCCTTCAAAGGAATTTCCTCAGGCATGAGGTTGTCTAACTTAGTTGAACTACTATTGTTGACAAACCATTCAATATCTTCCTTATCTGTTGCTGAAATAGAAGTTTTAGAAGAAACTAGATTAGTAAAAATAGACCAAAAATCAGCTTCGGTACCTAAGGAGATAACCTTTAACTTGGTTCCATCGAAAAGTGGAAGTCTTTCTTCCTTCTCATAATTTGGAACTATGGTACCACCAGACCAGTAATGTAAAATTGCATTGATGTATAGTTCTACATTGCTTGCTTCCATTACCTGTTTAGGAAAATTTGGATACATTGGCTTGTATTTAACATGTGCACCAACCATCTTTTTGAGTTCTGGAATCAAGAAAAAATAGAACTTTTCAAGATTACTCACAGATTGAGTATATAGAATATCTATGATATCTTTTGAAAGGGTGTAACCAAGACTTTCAATATTCTTTAAAATGGTTGCAACATGGGAAGGAAAATGTTCTAATATCAAACTTGGTGCAAGAACTAATTTGTTCTTTCTACGCAAATATATCTTATTCATTTTTATCTCCTCCAAATCAAAATATTAGGTAACTATCAATTCTAATCTTAACAGGGTTTAGAAGGAAGAACTGATATAGCCTATTCTTAAATTATCGTTTGGTAATTAGATGTTCTACTTGTCATTTAAGTGATATGTAGAAGGAAGAACATCTATAGCCAAATTTTTTTGCGGGTAAAGTAATGAACTATTTTTATTTGCAATAAGTTAGAAGGAAGTTCATTAATAGCCCTATAACATCTAAAATAGACTACAATTCAATCCGTGACACTGGCATCTCGCTGTTGACGCGGCCAGGAGGCGATTCCTGGTAAGACCGGTGTGACGAAACTTGAATTGTAGGCCGAATTCATGGTTACATTATAAATTGTTTATTTCAAAAGGTCAAGAAATAAGTTTATTGAACACCATTTAATTTGTTTAAAAACTCTCTTTTCGCTTTATCGGTAATTTTCTTATGGATCTTTTTACGTTCAATGCCAGATTTATCAAGCATCTCAGATTCCTCTTTTTCAACATCTCCTACCATCCACCTTAGAAAATCTCCGATATTCTTGATATCAAACTCTTTTCCGGTTTCACGTAGTTTAGAAATACCTTGATCCACACGACTTTCCGTAACTACTATATCAACCAATGCTTCAATTTCTTTCACTAATTCTACGTCAATCGGAGCAAGAGTTTTATGTTTTGAAGAACTATGCTTCTCCCCTTTTACTTTATGCCAGTAACCGCTATTTTGGAACTTAGAATCAGTTGGTTTCCAAACAATTCCTTCTCCAATACCTTCTTTTCCAAAATATTTTCCAACTGGACAACATCTTTCTACTTCTTGAGTTAATTCAATCAATACATTTTGAGCAAGTTCTGGATGTTCAAAATCAATATTGATAGAAAATGTTGGAAACTGGTTAATATGATAGATACTATGAGCGTTAAGAAAATTCAATTCCATATCATCATATACATCAGGTACCCATTCCTGTTCTTCTTGTAATTCATCTTTTGGCAAAAGACGTTCTGCAAAAATAACAAACATCTTGGGAAGCTCATTAATAGCTACCCCAGATTGAATACCCTTTCCACACCATTCACCAAAAACTCCTACATTACATCCACTGATAACATTAAGAACTTCATTTGGAAGCGCATGAACAAAAGCAGCGAATCCTGCATTATCTTTTTGAGGAGTGATAATATTTTCTCTTGATTGACAATTACAGTACCTTTATATTCAATAGTAGGATAAGGAACATCATGAAGATAAATCGCCTCATCTGCTTCATTTTTACCTTTATAATCAGTGTGATGTCTAACAGTTTTGATTACAGAATTGAATAGTTTAATATCTGGAAAAGACACAAATTTCATTTTACTCCTCCATTACATAAAAATCAAGGAAAATATTAAATCGGAAAATGAATCCAGTTTTGAATGGCCATAGGAATATTTGTTCCACAGAGTGCAACCAATCCTATAATAAAAGGAGAAGGTTCCACTATAAGAACAATAACACCTAAAATAATACTGGCTTGAAACGAAAGAACTACTCCATAAACTGCGATACTAATTATAGCAATAACTAACATAATAAAAATTCCAACACCAACCCACTGAACCCAATCCATTGTTCTTCTTCCAAACCCTCTTCTTATCATTTTTTATCCTCCTATTTTCAATGGTTTCGAAAACTCTCCTATTGTAGTTTGTGTACATGGAACACGATTTTTATGTATATCTTCAATATCAATTTGATTTTTTGTTAAGTCACAAATTGATTTATTATCAATAAATCTATAATATTTACAAACTTTAAAACCTTTAACACAAGAATGAGAATGAGGGACAAAATAATAATCCATTATGTTTTAATACCATAAATAACTTCATTTTTTAACATCCTCTGTCTCCTTTTTCAATATTCTGCGAGTTGATTTATTTGCTAACCTTTTTCCATAAGGTTTCAAATGTTTGGCCCATTGTTTTGCTTTTGTTGAAACTGGTACAGATTTTTTCATAATTTTAAAATGGTGCCCCCGACGGGACTCGAACCCGTGTGACTTGCTTGAAGGGCAAGTAACCTAACCGCTAGTTCACGAGGGCGTGGAGCTACCAAAGGGAATCGAACCCTTAACCTCTTCCTTACCAAAGAAGTACTCTGACCAATTGAGCTATGGCAGCATTTTATCTTAACTTGACATCCTTTATCCTCTTCAGAGAACGTCAAGGGAAATACTATGTGCTCCCAACGGGATTTGAACCCGTGCACTTAGCTTGAGGGGCTAATAACCTACCGTTAGTTTATGAGAGCATATGAGCGAACGAAGGGACTCGAACCCTCAACAACACCGCAGGCAACGGCGTATTCTACCATTGAATTACGTTCGCATTTTTATTTTAAACTGTTTATAACATCCCAACAAACTTTACCATAAACTGCCTCCATGGCAGCTTCAAAAATATAATGTTCATAATCATCATCTACATAATTTGTAGTTTTTCTGATATATACTTTTCACATAAATCTTTTACTCTTGTAAAATCAGGCTCTTCAATTTCAACTAATAAATTACCTATTTTTTGTTGACTTTCATATTGTTCAAGAATCTCTCTAGCTTTTATAGCTTCTAACTGTGTTACTAACGCCATATTTATCAAAACCTCCTACTTCAAAAATTTGGAGCGGGTAAGGGGATTCGAACCCCTGGGCAACTTACGTCACCCCTTGGGTGGAAGCCAAGTACCTTAAACCACTCGGTCATACCCGCATATATTAAAAATGAAAACCTATGGAACCTTTATGATAGATTGGCCGGAGAGCTTCCGCCACTATCGACCATAGGGTTACTATAAAAATGGCAGGGGTACCAGGAATCGAACCCGGACTAGTGGTTTTGGAGGCCATCGTGCTAACCGTTAAACACTATACCCCTATATTTTAACTCCAAATTGCTAATACTCCAATAAATAATATCCAAAATGCAACTGTTGGATAATTTTTAATTATAGCAACACCTGACAGTATACATATCGCTATTGTTGAAATACCTTGTTCCATTTTTCCTTATAAAAAATTGGTGGGCCTGAATGGAGTCGAACCATCAACTGTCTTCTTATGAGGAAGGTGTTCTACCAGTTGAACTACAAGCCCAAAAATTAAGGCTGCTCCCTGATCTAGGAGCCATTTAACAGCATCCGCGCTGACCACGTATTAAACATATACTTTTTCTTCTTTTAAAAGTTGGACCAATTTTGTCCACTTTTTCTTTTCATATCCTTCTGTGCCTACATCTCTTGTCCAAAGTTCATGAAAAATTTGCTTTAATTCTGCTTTTTCTTCTTCTGTTAACATATTTTAGCACCTCAAATATAAATTGGTGCGCCATACAGGAGTTGAACCTGTTTAACTGGTTTAGGAAACCAGTACCTGCTCCGATAGGCTAATGGCGCTATTTCAAAATTACCGTTCCTGTCGATGTACTCACCACAGTAGGGCAACCCATTAAAAGATAGTCAGTTACTTTTCCATCTGCAATAACAGCAGAACCAACGGAACAAGCACCAGCTATAGCTCCTGCTACCCAACTAACACCCGCTGCTGAAATTAATGGTGCAACTACTGCAAGTGATTTTGATATTGCACTCCATCTTGTTTTTGAATTCTCTATAATAATACATTCATATGGTGTAGAATTTGTTGTAGTTCCTTTTGAAATCATTTGTGAATTCATTGTTTGGTTTAAAGTTGGGCCACAACCTGAAACCAACACAAAAATAGTAATCAAAATTAACAACAATTTATTCATCTTTCCTCCATTTTTGAGCTATTATATAGTAATTCTTTTCAAGAGTCAAGTGTAATAATTTTTAGTAAATACCTAATTCTTTCAATACTTCAACAATTCCATCTCTCTTTACTTTCTTTCTGAAAAATTCCATAATTGTTGGAGTATATGGTAATTTCTTTAAATACATCTTTGCTTCAGAAGGTGTTCTGTTGTCCTTCTTATTGTTGCAATCATGACAAGCGGTAACACAGTTATCAAATTCAGTCTTTCCACCTCTGCATTGTGGTATAACATGATCGATAGTACATTCATTTCTGCCCATCTTTATACCACAATATTTACAAGTATAATCATCTCTGCTAAAAAGATTTTCTGGGCTCCAATGAACTTTCTTCCCATAGTACTTTCTAACATCTCTGTGTAACTTTAAAACCTTTGGTGCATAAACACCTGGCTTAATTTCATAATCAGAGTATAGGATGACTTCAACTGGTTGACTCTCACGGTGCAACATTTGCATCGCAGTCTTCCACTTGATTGTGTCATGGTATTCAAAACTATTTGTCAATACGTAACAATCCATTTTTGAAACTCCTCACTCCTGCAAAATTTGGTACCCCTGGCAGGAATTGAACCCGCAACCTCCCGGTTCGTAGCCGAGCATTCTAATCCGTTGAACTACAGGGGCGGTTTATATTTCAATACTTCTATCGTTAGTAAAATTACAAATATTATTACAATTGCTATACTAGAACTTATATTTAAATGTCTTCTTTCTTCTTTCTTAATTTCTTCTTTTATTTTTTCAGAGTATTTATGACACCTATAAAAACGACCATGTATTGTTTGATGTACTTCACAATACCTGCCAACTTTTCCTGGAATCTCTTCTCCATGCTTGATATTTCCAATAGGGATATATAGTTTACTCATTTGATTCTCCTTTTTTACCCCTAACGAATCAAATTTACTATATATCTCAAATTATTTTTGGTGCATCATCGGAGAATCGGACTCCGCTGCATCCGCTTGTAGGGCGGTGGTCATCCCCAGATGGCTAATGATGCATTTTTAATAACCTTGAAATCCAATATAGTCATCTTCAGGTACTTCGACTATATCAAATTCTACTAAGAATTTTTTATTTACTAAATCAACCTTTTTAACTACAAATGAATGTTCTTGATTAGCAGATTCTAAACATTCATTCAATAAATCAGTTAATCTCTTTTTTACAATTTCTTCTGTTATCACCATAACTCACCCTCCAAAAATATTTATATGGTACGCCTGGTCGGAGTCGAACCGACGATCTTCTGATTAAGAGTCAGATGCATTAGCCTCTTTGCTACAGGCGCGCTTTAACTTTAAAATACATACATGGAGTATGGTATGATCTATCACACAACGGTTTTATAAACCAGTACATCTTTCTATGCTTATGAAAACATTTTTCATTTTTAAAATAAAAACATCTCTTTTTCATATCATTTACAATTGCTTTTGTTTCATCATCTATTTTCAACATTTCTTCTCTGTACCATCCTTATTCAATTCTTTTGCACATATTAAACACCAATAATGAGTTTCTTTTTCATTCGTAGCAATAAAATGTTCTTTTGTTTCTGAACAAGGTCTTTTATGAGTTAGTTTTAACATCATTTCACTCCTTCATATATAAAAATGGTTCGGCCCCTCTCAGCCTTGCGTCACACCACTTGAGTCTCCATGGAGATTGCTACCGCTTTGGTAGAAATTGACCTCCATTTCCTTGACCCCACACCCAGGTGTCGGTATAGTCAATTTTTTTATGGTGGGCTCACGGGGAGTCGAACCCCGATTTACTGGTTAAAAGCCAGCTACTCTACGCGTTGAGTTATGAGCCCTTTTGGTGCCCCTGAGGAGATTCGAACTCCTAACTATCTGGTTCTAAGCCAGAACCCTCTACCAATTGGGGTACAGAGGCATCTATCTTTCTTTTGCAATCTTCACATATAAACTTGTATGGATCAATATGTTTTTCTAAATTGCACGTTTCGTGACACTTTGTACAAAAATATAACATTTTTTCTAAGTAATTTTATTCCTATTATGTATATTATTCCGTTTCATTTTTTGTTTTGCTTCCTCAGTATGTTTTTTACCTTTGAAAGTTCCGTTATGTGTTTTATAGTAATTTTTTACTTTATCACTTATTCTAGTTATAACTACTTTTGATCTGTTTGATGAAGCATATCCCCCATTCTGTCTATGTAATAATATTTCTTCCTTATCTAAATTTTTATAGAAGTTATCAAGTTGTAACCCTTCCTTATTTACATAATAGAATCCACCCTTGCCACCAACTAATAGATTATATGTATTTTCTTTATTCTGTTCAAGAAATTCTTCTGTAATGATTCCTTTTTCAAATTCCTTCATTTCTTCAAAAGAATCACATAACCATAAAATTTCTTTCTTAAAATTCTCTATTCCATATTTTGAAATAGCTCTTCTTAAATATTTACCAGAACCCATATAACCATCTTTTAGGTTCTTTGTTTGATGCATTCCAACATAAAACTTACTATTAATCAAATTTGTTACTTGATAAATTGTATATTTCAACTTTTCCATATAACTATTTATAGAAAAGATTTTTGATGTGGAGCGCGTCGGCTTTGCTCCGACCGCCTCCTGGGTGCAGGCCAGGTGCTCTCCTGAATGAGCTAGCGCCCCATTTAATTTTGGAGCCCTTTGATGGAATCGAACCATCTTCACTGGTTTACAGGACCAGGCATCATCCAATTAAATGTTTAAAGGGCTTAATTCTTTTACTTTCATCCAACTCAAATGATCTTTATCAACTATGATCAAATTTATTTTATTTTGTTCTTTATCAAATAGTCATTTTTTTGTATCCAAATAAATTATTTATATTTTTAAAAATAAAGGCCGAGTGCATTACCGTAATGCTTCCGGAGCATTTATTCTTACAAACCATAATGAACATCCAAAATATTCTATTTTTAGAACATTAATCTTTGTTTCTTGTTCATCAAATGGTTTTCCAAAAATTTCTAAAAACTCTTCTTCTGTTAGTATCTTTTTCATATTTTTGGTAGCCCTGAGGAGATTTGAACTCCTACTATACTGGTTCTTAGCCAGCTCCCTCTACCAGTTGGGGTACAGAGCCATAATTTTTATGGTGCGCCTGAGTGGATTCGAACCACCAACACGCTGCTTTTGAGGCAACTGCCTCTACCAGTTGGGCTACAGACGCATTTTATTTTTAAGCTGTAATTTTATACTCAGTTCCTTTTAAAATATGGAGCCCCATGCCAGAGTCGAACTGGCTCATGGAGGGTAGAAGCCTCTTACTCTGAATCCGTTGAGCTAATGGGGCGGCTTAATAAACTATCAATTCTTTTTATCCTTAAATATTCCATAAACCAATCTGTTATAATAATTTCTTGCGCTTCTTTCAATGTCATTTTACCATCACAAATTCTTTTATGTAAATTAGTTTCGCAAACATCTTTTTCCCTTGCGCCGAAACAAGTTTTACCTGCCGTTGCTTTGGGACAATAATATTGAGGCCACCTATTATTTAAATCTCCGTCTTTGCCTCCATCTTCAAGTGATAAAAAATGATCATCTTCAAACTGTTTATGTAGACTCCAATCAATTCCATATCTCTCAAAAACTTGTTTCTTAAATGTGGAAGTTTGGTTTACTCTTTCAGTTGCTGTAAACCCAGATACACAAATTGTTTCTTTTAAATTATCTTGTGTAACTTTTTCATCTACTACACCAGGTGTTAATTCTGGATCTGGATAATAAACTGTTATATCTGGTGTTGGATGTTTAATTATCACCCTTCCAAAAGGGTTTGGTTCACTTGTTACTGTTTCACTTGTTACTACTTCATTTGTTATTATTTGTGCTTCACTTATTGAAACATTAAATAAAAGAAACAAAACAAGTAGCAATATCATTTTATAAATCCTTTCTCAAAATCTTTTTTAGTAGATGTCATAAGAAAATCCCAATCTACATTTTTATTCATAATTCCAAAAATAATATTCTTGCTTATATGTATAGCATTACTACATATACCACATAGAATAAAATTGTTTTGCTCAGTTCTAACAACTGCATTTCTAGGAGATTTTCTATTCTTATTACAACACTGACATTTCATATAACAATCTCCTTCAATTATTTTTGGTAGCCTACCCCGGATTCGAACCGGGAACTTATGGATTTTAAGTCCACTCCCTCTACCAGTTGGGGTAGTAGGCCGTTGTTTATTTATGGCGGGTACGGCCGGATTCGAACCGGTACCTTCTTCCGTGACAGGGAAGCACACTGACCAATTATGCTACGTACCCAACTTTTAATATAATTTATTTCTATTCAAAAGTCAATCTTATTTTGGAAAAATAACTTCTATATTAGGACAAACTTTTGCTTTCTTTGCTTTGATAAATTCTTTTGTTACATTATAGAAACTATCTTCTTTTCTTGGATATAAATTCAAATACATTTTAAGCTTTTCTAATGCAACTATTACACCAATTATGAAATAGATAAACAAAGTAGTTAATGCAACAGGTGTTACCTTTGGATTAAGAATTGCTATAAACGTTGGCATTAAGAGTAGAAAAACTACTACACATATAGCATGAATTTTATTTTTCAAAATAAATTCATGCTCTCCTTTAACCCATCTTAAACCAAAAATATAACCTAGTGGAACTCTAATTGCATAAAAGAAGAAAAATACCCAAATTGTCCAAATTACTGACCAAAAATAACTACATAAAGTCAACTGAAGTGAATGGTGCCTAATTCTATCATCACTATCACCACTAAAAAATTTCTGTCTATACGCCCACAATCTGAAATGCCATGAACTTGAACTAATCTTCATTTTACTCCTCCTTTTCAATTTAATATATGGAGCTTAGTGAGGGAATCGAACCCATCTTCTACGGTTTTGCAGACCGTCGCATGCGCCAATCTACCAACTAAGCTTATGTTTTTGATCAAAAACCAATATCAAAATTTCTATAAAACCTAAAATCAAAAAAGGTGAAAATATCTTAAACCATGTTATTGTCTCAATATCTTTCTTTATTATATATAAAGAAATACTTATCACTAAGGCCATTGGTATAAAGTTTATGATCATTACACATACAATCTCCTTAATGAAAATTAATGGCGGAGAGCAAAGGAGTCGAACCTTCAGCTATTGCCGGCGGTGGTATTCAAAGCCACCTGTCCCCACGGACGCTACCCTCCAGATATTATACTCTTCTCTCACTTTTTTTCTGACAAATCTTCTATTCGAACTTCTAATAGCTTCAATTAAAAAATTAGTAATATCTTTCATTCATATTCAAAAATGGAGGAGAGTGAGGGATTCGAACCCACATGGCGCTTATTAGGCAACCTAACTGATTTTCTGGACCAGGCCATTGCTCTGTTATGGTTAACTCTCCATTTAAAAAGTTGTTGTAGGATTTCACGAGTAACGTTCCATTCAATTCCGGACCGATCAAGAACGGAATCTCCTGTCTATCTACAATTGAGGGATTTCACGAAATGTTCCTAAATAGTGGAATTCGAACTCCACTACTTGGATAATGGGACTCGAACCCATATTGCCGACTATTGCCGGAGTCCTACCATTAGACGATATCCAGCGTCTATCCTCAAGATCTATATTTTTGGTACCGAGAAGTGGAGTCGAACCACTATTAATGGATTATCAGTCCACCGTTCTACCAGAAATTGAACTATCCCGGCATATTTTCTTTATATAATCACAAGTAATAAGATTCTCAGATAAAATAAATAATGTAATCATATTTTGTTCTTTCACCAATTGTATCTTCTCTTTATCTTTTTTCTACTATATAAATCAAATATTTTGGTCTTATCCATTTAATATTTAACCTATCTAATATTTCAGAAACATATAATTCATAAGATGATTGCAAACAAACTCTATTATTATATGAATCAAAAACTTTGAACTTTTTTCCTCTTCCTGATCCTTCTCTATATCCTCCTACTATCTCTGATAACCTCATTCCTCTTTTTTGTGCTTCTATAGCTTTGAAAGATTGCTTTTTACCCCTTAATGCATCTCCTACTTTTTTCGATATTTTCTTAACCCTATCATCTGTTTCTTTTGTTAAACCTTTATTCCAAATGGTTCTAGTACCATCTTTAAATCCAATGTTAGGATCATGTTTCATTTTATTTTATTATGGCGGAGAGAGCGGGTACTGACCCCGCTACCCTTTCGGGCAATAGTTTAGCAAACTATCCGTTCACCATTCGCGCCCCTCTCCATAATTTTATCTTTTTATTCCTAAATCTTCACATAAAGTTTTAAATTCATTTTCTGATCCTTCAAACTCTAATAAATCAATTTTAATATCATCATCAATTGGTGAATCTATTTTCAAATTTTTTATAGTTACCTTCATCAAATTTCTCCAATAAAATTTTTTGGTTCGCCCTCTAGGAATCGAACCCAGATTCGAGGCTTCAGAGACCTCTGTCTTACCATTAGACGAAGAGCGAATATTTTGGATCTCCTTCTAAGAATCGAACTCAGATTCGAGGCTTCAAAGACCTCTGTCTTACCATTAGACGAAAGGAGAATAATTATTTTGGGGTGAAAGGAGCGAATTGAACGCTCTTACCTGGTTTCACAGACCAGTACCTTGACCGTTAGGTTACAATCACCATATATTTTGGCTCCGAGAGGAAGAATTGAACTTCCATTGAGTGATTAACAGTCACCTCTCCTACCATTGAAGGACCTCGGAATAACTATTTTAATGGAGGAGATGAAGGGATTCGAACCCCCAACGAGTTTTTAGGCTTCCAGTTTTACAGACTGGTGCTGTCCACCGTCTCAGCAGCATCTCCATATAAGCTTCTTTCATAAAAACAACATTTGAAATCAAGATCATGTATACTAAATTTTATTTCATTCCATTTGTAAGGTATCTCTAATATTCCAAGTGCCTCATTCAATTTTTTACACCACCATGTTTCATCATGAATTCCATCAAAACAACTCTCTAATGATCTACAACTTTTACAAGAATCCATTTTCAGTTCTCCATATTAAAAACTGGGGGCTAAGGAGAGGATTGAGCTCTCGACTTCCTGCTTATGAAACAGGTACTCTTCAACTGAGTTACTTAGCCATAAATTTTTTGGTAGCGGGAGTAGGTGTTGATCCTACCAATCCAAGCTTATGAGACTCGGCCAGGCACCGGCCTTCCCGCAATATAATTTTGATGTCAGGGAATGGGGATTCGAACCCCAACTACTACGCTCCAGACGTAGGATGCTAACCGTTAAACATTACTCCCTGAAAAATGTCGGGGTGAGAGGATTTGAACCTCCGGCATCCTGCTCCCAAAGCAGACGCGCTACCAAACTGCGCTACACCCCGTTAAATTATGTGGAGCTGGCGGGAATTGAACCCGCGTCTTGCTGCAACTTAATCTAAAGTATCTACAAGCTTATTTTAAGATTTACAACTTTTCATATAAAATGGTTCTTAAAATTACCACTTTATCTTATAGGATGTTATTTTTGTTTTATAGTTACATCCATTTACTATAAACTTATCCTACTAAATGGCGAGCATTAAAAAGTGTAGGAACCTTAATGATGCTCGTTTAGCTGTTTTAAGCAGCTAAAAGAAATTCTTGTTCTGCATTTATTGTTTTCCAACTTTTTAGGAGTTTTGGTACTCCGCTTGCAACTCTAAACCATTTTGCCTCAATCGATTCCTGTCAGCCCCTTTCTAAATATTTTGGACCGGAAAAAGGGACTCGAACCCTCAACGATATGGCCTTCAACCATATGCCCTTTCCAGTAGGGCTCTTTCCGGATGATAAACTATTATAAAATACATTAAATCAAATGTCAAGAATACAATAAAAAATCCAACTTCAGTTCTTGAGGTTGGATTTTAGGATAAAAGTATATATGAATACTTTACATAAAATCCATCCTCATTGGTTCATCAGTATTATATAAAAACGAACAACCTTGGATGAGTGAGGGGATAGTTCCCGCCACCAATGATTTAATTGTTGCCCATGTACTATGTCTATGTGATTTTATCTGTCTCATTTTTACCTAATTATTTATATATTCCCTTTTTGACATTTCTTATTAACTACCACATTATAATAGATATCAAAAGGAATGTCAAGCTTTTATTTTATATTTACTTTTTTGTTCTTTTGACAGTTAATCTATTGATTTCTTTTGTTCTTTTTTGAAATCCCTAATTAAATCATCAACACTCCAAGTGCCCACTTCTACATAATCTTTAGTTACATTAATAGCAGGATATTTAACATTACCTTTATTTTTGATGACAAACTCTTTAAATTTATTTGCATCTAAATTTTGGTTACTTGCTACATCTTCTACTCTATTCCACATATAAAATTTTTCCTTATTTTATTATTTGTGTATTCTTGCTATTATTAACTGTTGCAATAACCGGTGTATTTGTAGGTATTTTTGAAACCAATGTTGTTACCAATTTGTTTGTATATGGGCCTTGGGTAGTCAATAAAGTTTGTAAGACATTTGATGCAATCGTTTTACTACCTTTGAAAGATTCATTAGAATTTAACAAACTCAATACATTTGTTATTCTTTTATTAGATGCTCCTACACTTTTTAATCCTGTGGAAATACTACTCCAAGTAAGTGTAGTTGTAGGTTTTATTGTGGTTGCCATTTTTAATATTCCCTTCTGAAACAATCCATTCTTTATTTTTATACTCTCCAGTATATGTTCTCTTATCTGTTTGAATATTTACACATTCTGGATTTACTGCCTGGTCAACTCTTTCAACAGTCTCTATCTCATCTTTCCAGCTACAACCTAGAATCTTATCTCCTGACTTTAAATCTTTTGACTTTTTTACTAATGATTTGAGGTTCATTTTATTTTAGAATTATTCTAAAACCTAACCAATTCACCACCAAAATCTACCTGATAGTACTCTCCAGAGGTTCCATATGATATAATTTTACCTTTACCCTTAATACTTTTTAAGTAATCAAAATATTTTTGACCACTTGAATCCATAGCAGGGTCACTATAGTATTCCGGCTTAAGATATATTATGGAATCAATTGGTAATTTTGATTCATTTAAAAATGTTTTAAAGTTCATTCTATTTCATTCCTATGTTCCACTATCATAAATACAATACCCATCTTTATCCATTTCAGCTATTGCCTTTTTGTCTAA